TGCAAAAAAGAAGAAAAGGGGGTTTTGTCTGCGTGAGCGCGACATGCCTCCCCACTCTCATGAGAGTGGGGAGACATGCCGGATGGCACGCAAATTATTACAAAACACCATTTGTATTCTTGCAGCAACCACCGGCCTTTAGTGAAAACTACTCTAACACTGGAATTAGCAGTGCTAGATTTTGGAATCACTTCGCAAATCACCACTTAAGCCTAGCCATGGGTGACGCTACTGCAGTACTTGCCCGTGCTCTGGAGGTGCAGTCTGGCTTGGGCCAGCCATCTCAGCTCCGCATCCCTGGGCCTTCTGTGCGCAACGCCAGCCCACGCGCCATCGACTTCCATGAAGCGAGGGTGCCCCTTTCGGCTGCGCAGGCCTTGCTCAGCCCGGGTGATTGGATGCTGTTTCAGCACCTAGGGCCGGAAGATGGCGATAGTGTAGACGTCCACTACTACGTGGAACGGGAGGGGGCGGACCTGAGTTCTCCTAATCTGCGCAGGACTACTGTGCGATACCCCGGCCCGGTGGCTAACGGCAATACAGTCATCGCGTACCGCGGTGAGCAGGTGAGTCTCAACCCGCAGAGGCCGGACGAGGCGAAACGCGCCCTGTTTGATTACGCTTCCGGGAATCATTTCTCTGTATCACCTGGCCTCGGGGGCGAGTCACTGCACTGGCAAGTCGCTACCGAACACCGCCGGCTCGAAGCCCTGTTCACGACCATGTGGTTGATCCACTTGGATGTGGTTTCCGGAGGGGCGCCGGTAGTGGCGATCAACCCGCCTGATATGCGGCAAGGGCTAGTGGGGGTGCGAGACCCGGCTGACGAGTGTGAGGCATCAAAGCACCTCCCGGGGGTCAAGCTCCACGTCAACTCATGCAACGCCACGCAGCGAGCCATGATTGTGGCTGCTTGCAACCCGGGTGCCATTACAGGCCTCGGGAGGCGGGCTGGGCGCTACCAGTGGGCACGGGTGGCGGTGACCCTATACGGAGGGACACTCCCAGCGTATCAACAAGTCGCGCTCGGCAACGCCGACGCTACCGCTCGTGCCATAGTGGGCTTGGCGGAGCGATTCGGCGCCATGTCGGAAGCCTCTGCGGGGTTGAACACGGCACTGGTAATGTACGGGGTCGAATATGCTGGCACTCGTCTGGCTCTGTCTTGTGGCACACCGGCACTTCACGAGGACACGCATCGACGGGCGTTGGGCGGTTCGGGTCTGCTACAGATGCGGGAGCTGGCGGGTGGTGCCCTCACCGCCCTTGCACTGTTCCTGGGGCGCGCATACACCCAGAGCGCGGCTATGGCCCTACGTGGCGCCGTACGCTCAACTGGGTCACGGGACGTGCCCGGGTCGGAACTCTACCTGAGGACCAACCAAGAGGGGCTAATGCGCGATGCTGGGAATTACCTGGAAGCTGAGTGGAAGGCGACCCGGCCCAATTATATGCATCATGCGACATACACGCTGGTGAACACCAAGCGCCTGTGGCAGCAGACTGGGATTGTGCACTGCCTAATTGCTGGGGTGGTTGCTGCCGGCTCAGTGGCCGATGAGGTCACCCAGCCGCTGCGCTTAGGACCACTCCACAATGCGCAGGTGACGGACATCCCCGCCTACGGTGCAGACCGCGTGAAGGAGATGGTATCGTGGCTGACGCTCAGCTCACTACTCGAGGACGCTGGGGAGACCCTGAATGGCAACATGGACACCATGGGGCGTCAGCTGTCTGGCGCCCAGCGCCTGCACCCCGACACCCGGGCGTACGCTGGGACCACCGCCAGGTTTGTGCTGGCAGGACTGGGTGCCCCCGTCCTTCTGCGTACCGCACCTGATTATAGCATGGAGTTTGAGCCGTCTCGTCAAGCCTGTGAGAAGGACGGGGACATAGGCGCCTCCGGGCCCATGCAGGTGACGCAGACCCTCATTGAGCGCGCAGAGCCTGCCAAGGAGTCAGACTGGGTGGAGGCGCTACTCGAGCAGCGGGGGCCGCTCGCCTCAACCATCATGCGCCGAGGCAAGGCACCTGCCTACCGGCGGGCACCTGACGGAGGGGGTGCTGAGCCTGTCACTGTGTCCACTGCGGCCCCTGATGCAGGCCCAAGCCTCACACGCGCAAGCGGTCTGGGATGGGGCCCACAGCCTACGTCCGGCGAAGGGATGCTGTGCGGCGCTCGCGCGATACACCAAAGCCTGGTCTCTGTCGCTGCCGCTGACGGTGAGCAAGCGCCCCTATTTGACGAGGTGCACCGCGCTCTCATAAACGCCCTCACCCCAGAGCAGCAGGAGCTGGCAACCGCGGCGGGGGTGGCCACTGGAGATAGCAATTTCACGGTGGATCAGCTGACAGCAGGGTTGAGTCACTTAGGGGAGTATCGTCTTGGAGTGATACACCTCGGCGAACGTGACAACCCGGTACGGCTATATGGCGGAGGAACGGGGGAAATCATTCTCATCGCCCACGACGGGCATGGACACTGGAGCGGTGTAGGACCCAACACCACCTCACCGCTGAGGTACAACAACACATAACATCAACCAAACGCTATAACATAGCAGCACGTAACACTACTTAGAGCCCATGACACTAATTGAAACCGAGAAGCCCACCCTACCGATGCGTTGGTAGCGTGAGCTCACCCCTGATGAGGGGGTAATGACAAGCACACTCTATCGATGCGTCGACACTGTGAGCTTAACCTATTAACTGGTTCTGCCTACGGCCCATGGCCGGTGGCGAACCTTGTCTTACGACGAGTTAATGTGT